TAGAAACTCGTGACCCAAGCCTCACGGTCCGTGGACCGGGCTGGGCGCGGAAAGAAGGCGAGGTGGTCGGTATTGCAGTCGCAGTCGAGGGATGGTCGGGTTACTTTCCGATCGCTCACGAAGGCGGTGGTAATCTTGATCGCAAGCAAGTCCTGCGGTGGTTTAAGAACCAGATGGATGGAAACCCCGGAGCACAGAAGCTGTTTCATAACGCCATGTATGACGTCGGCTGGCTACGGACAGTCGATGTTCATATTACCGACAACATTATTGATACGATGGTTGCAGCTCCGTTGATTAACGAAGACCGCTGGTCGTATGCACTTAATGCGCTCGGTAAAGATTACCTCGGCGAGAAGAAGGACGAGAAGCTACTGATTCAAGCAGCTGAAGCACTCGGCTTTAATCCGAAGTCTGAGATGTGGCGACTACCTGCAAACTTCGTAGGCACATACGCCGAGCAAGATGCAGCGTTGACCTTGAAGCTATGGAATACGCTGAAGATCCATTTAGAAAAACAAGACCTGTGGCAGATCTTTGAGCTAGAGTCTTCACTGACTCCGATGCTGGTTGAAATGCGAGCCAGAGGGGTGCGTGTCGATTTGGATCGAGCAGAAGAGTACTCCAAAAAACTGAAAGCCCGTGAACTTGAAATCTTTATGAAGATTAAGCGGGACTACGGTGTCGAGCCTCAGATATGGGCGAACGCATCACTGGCTGAGATCTTTGATAATGCAGGGCTACCGTACCCTCGCACTGAAAAGACTGGCGCACCTAGCTTTCAAGCATCATGGTTAGAGTCTCACAAACATGAGTTACCTCAACTTATTGTCGAGGCGCGTAAGTTAAACAAAGCACGCACTACGTTCATCGAGAAGATGATCCTAGAGCATCACACCGAAGGTCGAATACACGCGGAACTTCATCCGCTACGCTCGGACGATGGTGGTACGGTGAGCGGTCGGTTTAGTTACTCCAACCCTAACCTACAACAAGTGCCTGCTCGTGACCCTGAGATCGGTAAGATGATCCGCAGCCTATTCATTCCAGAAGAAGGGTGCTATTGGGGGGCGTTCGACTATTCCGCACAGGAACCACGAATCACGGCCCATTATGCTCATCGCTTGAATCTACAAGGCGCAGCAGATGTTGTTGAGGCGTATAACAAAGATCCCAATACTGACTTCCATCAGATGGTTGCAGATATGGCGGGGATTACTCGTAAGCAAGCAAAGAACATCAACCTCGGACTTGCATACGGTATGGGCCAGAAGAAGTTAGCGAATGAACTTGAGCTAACGGTCGAGGAAGCAGGACAACTCTTTGCTGAGTATCACGCAAAGGTCCCGTTCATGCGCGGACTAAGTACCTTCTGTAGTCGGAAGGCGGCACAGGCTGGAGCGATTCGTACTCTACTCGGTCGCAAGTGTCGCTTCGATAAATGGGAACCTTCACAGTTTGGCAGTCGGAAGTTTTACAACTCAGCAGAGGAAGCGAAGCTAGAGTGTGTCGGAGCCATTCGCAGAGCGTTCACTTATAAAGCGATGAATCGACTTATTCAAGGATCCGCAGCGGACATGACTAAGAAAGCGATGCAGCTTCTTTGGAAAGAAGGGTTCCTTCCACACCTACAGGTGCATGATGAGTTGGACTTCTCGGTAGCAAATAAACAGGATGAGTTGCAAATACAACACATCATGGAACACTGCGTCGAGATGTCTGTACCCCTCGTTGTGGATGTTGAAACAGGTCCAAGTTGGGGAGAAGCAAAATGAAGTCGAAGACTATTAGAGAGCTTCATAAAGGTGTTACAGCAGAACTACTTAAAGCACACACGATCCTGAACACTGCAAAAGATCGCAGCCTCGCGCAACGCTCAGTTAGTTATTGGGTGATACGCACCGCGAACCTTCAGTTTATGAAGGAGTACATCGAAGCAAACACATACCTAGACTAATGTCAGAAGCAGGACTTTGGAAGCTCGTTCGAGCAAACATTAAAGATGCTGATCTACAGCGTCTCGAAAGCGGTATGACCAGTCGAGGGATACCGGACATAAACGGCTGTAAAGATGGTACAGAGTTTTGGGTCGAGTTAAAATATACAACGACCAAGAAAGTAGCACTGAGGCCAGAACAGGTTGCGTGGCTATTACGGCGCAGCAAAGTCGGAGGTCGAACCTTCGTACTTGTGAAGACGCCAAAAGAGTTGTACCTGTATCCGGGGTCCTTGGCACGAGAACTCGCTGACGAGGGCTTGAATGTGGCTCCGTATCATGTATGGGATATCAAAGCAGTGGACTGGAATCAACTGCTCAAAACACTGGAGGGGTAATGGAAATCGTTCTTATACAAAAATCAGATGGCTGGTACTGGTACTTCAATAATGAAGAGGATGTTATCTTCGGTCCCTTTGAAGAGCGTAGAGCAGCTATCGAAGATGCTGTTAAACATCAGAGCTGTCCCGGCGGTAAATGCGAAGTCTAAAACGCTGCCTTTACAGTCCGTAACTTTGGGGCTTAAAGTTAGGGGTAGCTAGCGATGAGCGTTAGCGCAAACCGTTGACTTTAGAAAGGAGAGTAATATGGCTCATGAAATAGAAACTATGGCTTGGACGGGTGATCGCCCGTGGCATGGCCTTGGCGTAGAAGTTGGTCCGGACATGACACCGGAAGAAATGATGGAAGCTGCCGGTCTTACTTGGACCGTTTCTAAGCGTCCAGCGTACACACTGGATAGCCCAGAGTGGAGCGAAGACGTAGGTCTTATTCAAGCGGTTAATTCGTACTTTATTGTGCGCGATAGCGACAACCGTGTTCTGTCTCCAGCCGGTACGAACTATGTACCAATTCAGAACGATCAGATCTTCGACTTCTTTAAGCGTTTTACTGAAGCGGGTCACATGACGATGGAAACCGCCGGTAGCTTGAAAGGTGGTAGCGAAATATGGGGCCTTGCTAAGATCGCAGACGACTTTGTTCTTCCCGGTGGCGATGAGATTAAGGGATACCTGCTCATCAACCAGCCGCATATCGTTGGTAAGAGCATGATCATCAAGCTCACACCGATTCGTGTGGTATGTAACAATACCCTACAGCTTGCGTTGAGCGAATCAGGCTTCGGTAGCTTCCGTATGCCACACATACAAGCGTTCGAGGGTGATGTCGTTGCACGAGCAGAAGAAGCGTTAGGCTTGAGTGCTGCGAGCATGACCAAGTTTAAGGAAGCTGCTGAGTTCTTGTGCGAGAGCAAGGCTGAGACCAGCAATGTCATCAACTTTATTTCTCGACTCTACCAGCCAGCGTTGCTTGGTGCTGACGGTACGCCGATCGATAAAGAAACGCCTATGCGTGACCAGATGAACAAGACCTCTGAGCTTGTATTCGAAGCCGTAGAGCGTCAGCCGGGTGCAGACCTCAAGTCCAGCAAGGGTACTTGGTGGGGGGCACTGAATGCTGTAACCTATGTTGAAGACCACATGCGCAATGAGACCGAATCCGGTAATGCGCTGCACCGTGCGTGGTTTGGTCAGGGAGCCAATCTCAAGGCTCGCGCACTTGACCTAGCCCTCGATTACGCAAAAGCAGCGTAGCCTCCAGTTTGACCCCTCTTCGGAGGGGTCTTTTTTATTCCAAGGATATTCATGTCAGATAGTAACTATGAGAAAGATAAAGTCGTCCAGCTTGACCTGCGTATGGAAACCGCACTCGGATTGTGGTTAGCCGCTAGGTTCTTACAAGACGAGTCCCTTACCAAGGAGATGTCCTTTGCGATGATCGAAGCCGGTATCGAGTTACCGAGCTACAACGAAGATATGTTGGTTGAGTATTACATGCCGTGGCTTATTGCTAAAGGGTTCATCGAAGATAACGATAACACTGAAGCTGCAAAGCCTTTCTTACACCTTGTGTCTAACAATCACCACTAATATGTATGATCGAGATATTTTGTTTACTTGGACGGGTGCTACGCCCGCTTCTTATCGTAGCGTTCGCATTTGTTTGGCTTGCTCTAGCCGCGTCTTAGCTCTGCCTTTACATTCCTTAAAGTGGGGGCTATAGTTAAAAATAAGCTGTAGTAAAGCAGCTTGCAACTTAGAGAGTATAGAGATATGTACACTGAATATAGTTCGATTATTATGAGGAACCTCACCTCGCAACCGATGACTCCATCCGAGTTCATCAACAACCATAAGCAGCTTCTTCCGAAAGGATGTAAAGCGGCTGATATCAGTAGCAGCTTTCGATACCTGCACAAGCGCGGTTCGATTGATGCTATTGAACTCAGCCCAGAAGGAGGAATGCGTGTGAAGCGCGCTTACTTCAAGAAAGCTGTAACCAAGTGTTCCGAAGATTCACTTGATCGTTTGCTACAAGCCGTAGCGGAGATTGAGATTGAGCTTCGTACCCTACGTCAGATGCGTGATCTGGCGAAAACCTTAGTCTGATAGAAAGGAGAATGTTATGCAGACTGCAACCGTAACTTCTGTGAAGAAGACCCCAGCACCCCGTGCTAAAAAGACCGCCGCTGTTCCGGCTCCTAAGACCGCAGGAACCCGTGGCGGAGCGTTCGATACCCGTCCGGTTAAGTTGGTATCCAAGCCGAAAGACGGCGTTAAGATGGCCGCACAAGCCCGTGTAGTCCTCGCAACCTTAGATGCGTTGGGCGGTAAGTCCACGCAGCAGGAAGTGATCGACAACCTGATCAAGAACGGTCTCAAGACCAAGCAAGAGCCGAAGCGTATCTATACCTTCTATCGTCAAGCATTGATCGATGGCGGATATATTCAACTTGGCTAATGACCCACAGGTCCCCTTCGGGGGACCGTGGCCCTTGGAGATTGATATGAACATTGCTAGACCTATAGAACCGGCTGACTATCACAACCCCTATATGTATGTTGAGAACGATCAGCCGATCGTGTTTATGAGTCCTGAAACCAACACCGATGGCTGCGGATTACGCGGCTATATCCATTTGCGATACGACCAGCTTAAGCAGATGTTTGGTGATTACAACTCGCGTGGTGATCGCTACAAAGTTGATTACGAGTGGGTGGGTACGATCGATGACCAACCGTTCACAATTTATAATTGGAAGAACGGACCGGGATACTTCGACGATAAACCTGAACTCGGTGCGCGTCCAGAAGAGATTGCGATGTGGCATATCGGTGCACAAACCGCGACTGTTTACAACGCTGTGTGTGACTATATTGACCGTAGACTTAAGGATTAATCACGTGCGTAGATACTTCTTGCTTGACATCATTATCGCAGCCGCTTTACTGGTGCTGATTGCAGACATCTTGATAATTATTCAACTTATCCCATAGGAGCCTTTATGTCTTTTGAAATCGAAAACAACGTCCCAATGCCAGAAGTATTTGAGCATGCTGCTTCAGTGTACCCATGGGAAAAGATGAACGTCGGCGATAGCTTTTATGTTCCAGTTCGTACTGACGGTAGCGATACGTTGAGCCGTCTGCGTAACCGACTAAACCAATCCCGTACAAACGCACATAAGAAGTATGGAATCAGAACAGTAACAAAACCCGATGCGAACGGCATCCGTGTGTGGCGTTGCGAATAAGGAGAGATAGATGAGCAACCGTGATTGGGATTTAATGATCGACCATGTTTTTACCAATGTAGTAACTGCAGAAGACTGCGCTGAATGTGAGTTCGGAAAGTACTATTCTGATTTCTCAGGCACAGGCGACTCACCCGGAGCCTACGACTGTACGGTATCGTCCCCTGAAGACTGTCCCGTTGTTCAGGACTACATTTCTAAACATGCTGCGGACGATTATGACGACGCTGAATGATAGTTACAAAGCTACGATCGATCGACTTCTAACGAAGACCGAGAAGAATCATGTCGTGGCGTACTACTCGTTCGAGCAACGAGATTACTTACAACAACGAGCTGAAGAACTGGGCTGGACGTTTTGGAATGAAGACGGCAACAGCTTCGGTGCAGCTGTAATCAAAAGGAAATGAGATGAGTACGATTTATTGTGAGGAATGTCTGTACTACCGTGAAAGCCAGTACATTCGTGAGATGACCTCAGAAGATGGTCTATGTATGTTCCACCCACCGGCTGTTATTCCGGGACCAGAAGGATCGATTTTTGCGGACGTTGCACGCCCTCGTGTTCGCTTTAATGATTTCTGTGCACTGGCGGTGGAGAAAAAGAAATGACTCTCGGCTACGCTGAGTTGTACCACGATAAAGAACAACAGAAGATCTGGCCGAGTAAGATCCTCGGTGAATCACGAGACCCGGACGGTAAACCTGAGTACCGATTGTACGAAGGTCAACTGACACAGGACCACGGACCTTGCTACTTTATCCAAAATGGTGATGGTAACACGGTACGAACGTTCAACTACAAAGACTACGGCGGAGAGGTAGACGCCTACTTTCCTGCTGTGACGTACTTTGAGACCCTATGCCTTTACACTCCCAAACTTTGGGGCGTATAGTTAAATTGTTGCGGGGGAAACCGTAACGAACCTTTTAGAAAGTTATAGCAAAGGAGCTAGATATGAACGAAGAAATTATCCGTTTGCAAGATCGCATTAACAAACTCGAAATCGACCTTGCGCATGCACAGGACACTATAGTGATTCGTGACAGAGCGATTAATAACCGCGACGAAATCATCATGAACCACGAAGTATCCAACAAACGACTCGAAGGTAAGTTGGAACAGATGCGTGTTATTCAAAAGAACAGCATCGACACACTTATCGAAGATAAAGTTATCTCGATGGTACACGCTGCCATCGAAGACTTCGACTTCGAACAGATTGTTCGTGATGGTGTCCACGATGCACTTAACGATATCTCCGCAGAAGACATCGGTGGACTCGAACGCTTTGTTGAAGATTCGATTGCGGAATTCTTTAACCACAACACCTTCGACATTTCTGTAAGTTAAGCCGTTTTGCCTTTACATTGCCCCCTTTTGGGGGCTATAGTAAAAGCTGGTAGGTTAGATAACCTGCCGAACCTAGAAAGTATAGCAAAGGAGTTTGATATGAACGCAAAACTACAAACAATGACCCGTTATGAGCTTGACGAACTTGTTTCAGCCTACGCTGGCTACACCGAGTATTCCGAACTCGACGAACAGTACGCACAACTTGAGCGTGACTGGCTTGCTCAGGTCAACGATATGCTCGACCGCCGTACTCGCGAAGCTGAGTGGTACGACGCGCTTGACCAAGATCTGCGCGACTACAACGATGTACCGCTGAGATTCAGCCGGTGAATATTTTCTACCTCAACCACGACCCAGTACTCGCGGCTAAAGACCACTGCGACAAGCATGTTGTCAAAATGGTGCTTGAAACCGCGCAGCTACTGTGTAGTGCACACCGCATCCTCGACACCGATGTGCCGGACGTGTTCTACAAAGCAACGCACACCTACCACCCATCCGCAGTCTGGGTACGATCGAACTCGGCGCAGTACCAATGGACCTTTAACCTTTTCCACGCACTATCGACCGAGTACCACTGGCGATACGGTAAGAATCATCTCAGCTATCTCAAGTTAGCCGACCATTTGATCAAGCCACCTACGAATATCGCTGACGGTAAATTTACCGATCCACCTCAGTGCATGCCAGATGCGTACAAACGCCCCGATACCGTCGAAGCGTACCGTGCGTACTACAGACATGAGAAAGCCCGATTCGCACGATGGGAATACACAATTACACCGCACTGGTGGCAACAGCCTATGGAGGCAGCATGAAAGTACGCGAACTGATGAACGAGCTGAAAGAGTATGACCCCGACGATGCCCTCGTGGTGGCGTGGTGGGAGCGCGACCTTTTCGACACGGCGGATATGACCCCCGAACAATGGGTAGATGCCGTTGAGTACTTAGAAAATATAGACTGGAGTAGCACTTATGATCGGCTGCTATACGCATTAAACGACTACATGGAGCAACAGCATGCCATTTAGATTCCTTGACTTGAATCCTGAAGGGGAGACAGTCATCATTGAAAAGCTTTCCCCAAACAAGTGGAAGCGAGTATCAACCGCCGAAGGCGTGAGCTTTTGGAGAACTAAACAAGCTGCAAAGTATGGTTTTGATCCAGCCGATAAGACCAATCTAGCCGCCCTTCTATACCAAAGTGGAGTACCGTTCAATGAAATTCCTTAAAGGATCCGATGTTAAGAAACTACGCCTCGCAAAAGGGTTGAGTCAAACACAACTGGCCAGCTTGCTTGGAATAAGCAACTCCGCAGTATCGCACTGGGAATGTGGCCGATCAAACCCTAACCCAGAACTACAAACCAAGCTCTACGATTTCTTTGGCATCGTTGTCGGGCAAAAGAATGGCGAACTACCCAAAGTAACCAAGTCCAGAAAGATCGTCGAAATCGAAAAGCTGGAAGCTCCGAAAGAAGATAGCGCGTGGGTTGTCTATGCACTGACCCTGATTGCTGCAGCTATCGCAGTGATGGTCTTTATTTCAGAAGGAGGGATACAGTGAACTTCGAACAACTGATTCGATACACCCTCGGCCTCGAATGGCGAGTGATAAATTCTTCAGAGATGGAAGCGTTTGCGGGAGTAGAGTCCGAAACCGCAATGATTTGCGAAGATGACCAACACGGAGTGATCTATGTTGCGGATGGCGCAACCCTTGCAGTTTTTGATTTCGTCAACGATGAACTGATCTCAGAACGTCATTTTGAAATGGACCCGATTGGTACGGAATTGTGTCCTGGCTGGTCGTTGGATGAAGAATAATGTTCCGCCGCCGCTGCCTTTACAGTCCTTTATTTTGGGCCTTATTATAAAAGGGTAGGGCGCGAAAGCCCTACGACCCTTAGAAAGTATAGATAGGAGCTAGATATGAACGACTACACAGAGCAGCTAGACAATATTCAGGAACTGATCGACACAAAGTTCCCGGAACTTGGNTACAACAGACCGCAACAATACCACTTGACCGTGTANCTTGGAGATCCCGAGAAAGATGAGCTAGAAAAGTTGTACTTGGAGATTTTTCCATTCGGATACCTCGACGATACATTCGTCGTACACATGAGTGCACCGTTTGGGGACGACGCTTTTCGATACACCCCAAGTCCGGAAGACATCCAAGCGTTTGTCGAACAGAACGAGGGTAAAACACCATTGATCCTCTCCGCTAAGAATATTTTCGAGCGGTCGGAAAACAGTTTTGACGAACTACCCGTATTTTTCGACTACCTGATTTGGTACGACAACAACCACTAAGGGGCTAGATATGACTGTTGATATTCAAGCAATTAGAGCACACGCTAACAAGCACTACAACGCCGGCTGGGACTTGATCGTGGAAGCGTGGAGCGACGAAGAGATCTTTGATTACGTCGCCGAACGCAACTGCAAAACCACCAACGAAGCGGTTGCAGAACTCCAAGCATATGTCTTTCTCATTTGCGAATGCGAAAGCGAGATTGACGCTGCTGCCAGCTGGTAATTGAGGAGCTAGATATGTACAAAATTGCAACGTCACTCAAGGCCCAAGGTTTTGACGCCGAGGAAATCAAAAGCACCATCGAATACATGGTGGAAGACTTCAAGAATGGGATGGATCCCGAAGAGATCCTCTACGAAAACGGCCTAGAGCCAGACTTCGTATTCGACTTGTTTGCCCACGCGGGAGTACTGTAATGGATATCGAATTACAAACTTCAAAAGTGTTATCGTCACTCACCGAGTGGCGCAGAAACCTACTACTCGAACGACTCGAAAACGCTGCAGAGAACTATGTCAACGATCTTAGTAGCAGCATGATGGCAAACGAGCTGTTTGAGCATTACATGGAATGGGGTAAAGACCCTGAGACCGACATCGAAGACCTCCACGAATTTGTGGACAACTATGGAGATGCAGAATGACACCTTCAAACTGTTTTCAAGAAGTGATACTCGACCCAACCAAGAGCTTCAAGGCCGCTGAACCACGGCACCTTTGCGAAGCACTCGGCGTACTACCCTACTGGGTCAACGATTGGATCTCGGCGTCTGAAGACGGCATGGACCAAGACCTTAAAGCGTTCATGGAACAAGCCTACGGAGACCCCCTGATCGAAATCGACGGTGGCACGGTAGCCGAGGATGGGGTTTACCAAAGTAAGTACGAGGACGACTCACCGATGCCCCCGATCGCTCTTATACAAACACCCGCTGGAAAATACTTTCAGTATGACTATGGGATCGTAGCCATTCCCACCAGCGATGGGCATTTCGTCACAAGAATGGATTGAGTAGTTAGCTCCTACCCTTCCCGCAAAGGGAAACATTGCCCGCTTCGGCGGGCTTTTTTGTGTCCGGTTAAGGCAAGGAGGGACGAAGATTAGAATTTTCAGTGATTGTAATTACTTATGAGGAGGCATGATCAGAAGGGTTGATTGCGCGGGTGGATAACCCTAGCGGAAGTACGGGAATGCTATTGAAACAGGGGTGTCGGAAACAATAAGTAATAGGAAAGTAATAGTGCAAAAAAGGGCGTTTGCCTTGCCTTTAGAAGGAGGGATTTTAGCGTAAGTCCTCGAAAGTATTGGGGTGGGATAGAGGGACTTGGACCACGGCGCATAGAAGTGGTTGGTTGAGTCTATTACTTTATTAAAAAATCTGGGGATCCGAAAAAAGTTTTTTCGTAAAGTGGCTAGGAAAAGTAATAGAGTAATAGAAGTAGAGGAGAATCCAATGGGATAGAGGGTTTTCGGTCTATTGAAACGGGTTTTGGAAACAATAGATCTATTAGAGTTTTAATAGGTACGTGGAACTTGGACCTTGGAGCAAAAGAGTGTTGAAACATAAGTGGAACTAATGATCCCCTAGACCCTAAGGAATCTCGTTTTTAGTATTTCTTTACTAAATCCTGTTCTAAAATTACTATGCGTCCTGAATCGCGTGTCGAGGTCGCTGGTAAGCGATCCTCGGTCCACCGATCCCCCACCGTAGGGCTAGACCCACGCACCGCAGGAGGACGCTCATGGCACCTAAGCACCCCACACATTTTGAATTCGTCAAACGTGACCCGATGGACATCCCCGCTCGATCCTCCGAGGACCAGAAGGAGCGAAGGAAGGAGTTGAAGACTCTAGAAAAGGACCTCTCGTCCTTAACCAAGGAGTACGGAGATCGTGACGAGGACATTCGACACCAGTTGCAGCGCATACCACTCGAACCCTCTTTTGGTCGCATGAACGAGGTCGGCGAGCGAGAGCTCACGGGCTACCACGATGCGCAGGGTAAATATTGGCCACTGCTCACGGACCGAGAGGAAGCGTTTTGTGATTTCTATATCACGGAACGAATGACCATCATCCAAGCAGCCATTCAAGCAGGGATAGAGGGACCGAGTCGAGGGGCCATTTACATCAAGGTCCGAGAGAAGATTCTCACGAACCCTGTGATGCATAATCGACTGGTCGATCTTCGTGACGAGGAGATCCATCGCGCGAACACCACTCTTGAAGGACACTTGATCGAGCTGGCTCGACTACGCGAGAAGGCAGTCGACAACGGACAGTTCTCAGCAGCGATTACGGCGGAGGTCGCGAGGGGTAAGGCGGCTGGACTCTATGTCGACAAGCGAGAGATCACGCTCAATCGAGTTGACTCGATGTCCAAGGAAGAGATCGTTGCACGCCTGGTCGAAATGCAAGAGAAACGGATCATTGACATAACACCGGAGAGCGCGGAGCGCGAGACTCGTAAGTCCCTCCCTCTTTCCCCGTAATAGGTCCAAAAAATCCCCGCCGAGTGGCGGGG